TACCTTTTGCTCAAAAGGCTGACCCTGTAACTATTCCTTTAGGTGAAAAAGCATATATCAAAACAGAAAATATCGCTGGTTCTGTTGCCGATGATCAATTCTATGTCATGCAATATGACTCTGTTCCACAAGCTGTTCCCAGAACTTCTGCTACTGCTGGTTCTGCTGGCACTACCTTTCCAAATTCCTCTACGGCAAATTTATTTGCTGATCTTTCTACAGCCACTGCTGCTACTGTTAATGCATGGAGAGAAGCTTTTCAAATTCAATCTCTTTACGAATTGGATGCTCGTGGTGGTACGAGATATACTGAACTTGTTAGAGTTCATTTCGGTGTTATTTCCCCCGATGCTCGTTTACAACGACCAGAGTTTCTTGGTGGTTTCACTACTAACCTTAATGTCAATCCTATCGCTCAAACTGGTGAAACTGGTACTACTCCTCAAGGTAACCTGTCTGCTATCGGTACTTTCGGTGAAGCTAAGAAAGGATTTGTTAAATCCTTTACTGAACATGAAATTATTATTGGACTAATTTCTGCACGTGCTGATCTTAATTATCAACAAGGTCTTAATAGAATGTGGTCGCGTTCTACTCGATTTGATTTCTACTGGCCTTCATTAGCACATCTTGGTGAACAAGCAATTCTCAACAAAGAAATTTATGCTCAAGGAACCTCTGATGACGAAGAAGTATTTGGATACCAGGAACGTTATTCAGAATATCGTTTCAAGCCTTCGATGGTTACTTCTGCTTTCCGTTCTAATCACTCTACTTCATTGGATATCTGGCATTTATCTCAAGATTTTTCTAGTCTTCCATCACTCAATTCTGATTTCATAGTTGAACAACCGCCAATTGATCGTATTGTTGCTACTCCCGATGAGCCAGACTTTCAACTGGATGTTTACTTTAAAATGATTCACGCTAGACCTATGCCTACATACGCCACTCCCGCTTCACTTACTAAAATTTAGGAGGTCTTATGGGATTTTTAAGTAAAGCTTTAGGAGCTATAGCAAACCCAATTACCGCTGTTACTCAAATGGCTGGAGGTTCCACCGGATTAAATCCGGTGGATGCCACTCTCGCTTCTTTGCCTATTATTGGTGACGCTTTTGGAGCTCAACAAAACAGGGTTTGGCAAGAACAACAAGCTTCCGCCAAAATGGGTTTTGAGGATGCACAGGCTCAAAGGCAAATGTCTTTTCAAAAAATGATGAGTGATACTGCTCATCAACGTCAGGTTGCTGACCTAAAAAAAGCGGGTTTAAACCCGATTCTTTCTGCTAACTCTGGCGCCGCAGTTGGAGGCGGAGCCTCTGCAACTGGCGCCATGGGTTCAGGCGATAGCCGCTCTACAGCTTCATCTGCTAATAAATTAATGGAGTCTGCCTATAAAATGGAAAGAAATAAGGCAAAAACTGACATTGATCTTGGCAAACAGATGAAAAATACCCAAGAGAAGTTGGAACAAGTTCATGCGTCTAATGCTGAAAAACTTAAAGAAGAGAAAGCTCTTCTTAAAAAACAGCAGACTCGAACAGAGGCTGAAACTTATAGAACTTTAAAAGATGCAAACTCTTTAGAGTCTTTAAGAACCTCACAACAATGGAAGAATTATTCTAATGCTGCAAAAAATGCAAAAGATATGTTTCTTCCTGGTCTTGACCTTACCCCTTCTAGGGGACACAAAAACCGACCCAAAGTCGATAAACCAACTGGTGAAATTTTTAAATAGGAGAATTAAAAATGAAAAAAGTTAGAAATGCTTTTGATCGTGTACGATCACAAAAAGATTTTAGTGAACCTAAAATCACTGATCCATCATTCAAGAATATGTGTGACATTAATGTAATTATGGACAAATATTCTAAAACTGGAATGTTGCCCAACTTTCCAAAAAAAGAAGCGTCATTCCTTGACGCTACACAACTGCCTTCCTTCCTAGAAGCTCATGAAATTGTAACACGAGCTAAGGAAGAATTTTCTAAGCTCCCCGCTGCGATCCGTAAGGCTTGTGACCACAAAATTGAAAACTTTGAAAGTTTTCTTCAAAACCCTGATAACCATGATTTTTGTTTAAAACATGGTATCTTGGTTCCGAAAGAGGAACCAAAGAAAGAAAGTCTTTTTACTAAAGAAGATTTATCGAATCTTCGAGAATTAATTAAAGAAGGAAAGGTTAAAACCGATAAAGAAGCTCAACCTTAAAAAGGGAGCTTTTATGGAATACCTTCCGGAATGTTTACAATATGTTGTAAACGTAGTTGTTAAAATCATTATTGATATTTTCAACTAAAAAACAAAATGGGCATATGGTTACTTGATATTATATGCCCATTGACATAATCAGGTTAAAAACTGATTATTTAAAAAAGGAGTTTAGGATGAAGAGAAAAAGAATGACACGGCAAAGCTCACGAAAAAGTTTTAAGCGTGGAATGAAAATGAACACGAAGAACTTTAGACCTATGCCTCATAGAGGCGGGTTTAGACTCTAGTGTGTCTTTTTCCTTGGACTGCCACTCTCGATCCCGAGGGTGGTAGACCCACTCCTGATCCAGAAGGTTCTTTGAAGCTTCCGTGCGGAAAATGCGATGAATGTATTTCCTTACGAGCTTTTCATTGGGGCACACGTGCCCGACATGAAATTTCAATGCATCAAGATAATTGTTTCCTTACTCTTACTTACGATGACGATAATCTTCCCTCGGAATTAATCGTAAAAAAACCATTTCAAGATTTTATGAAGCGGCTGCGTCAAAAATCAAAAAAAAAACTCTTATATATGGTGTCCCATGAATATGGGACTAAACTATTAAGACCCCACCATCATTGCATTATTTTTGGTTGGGAACCTCCGAACCAAGAATACTTAAAAATGACCAAGTCAGGACACCCTTTATTTACCTCTCCAGAGCTTTCCGATCTTTGGCCCCATGGTCACCATAGCATCGGTGAAGCAAACGAAAAGACGGCATATTATATAGCTTCCTATGCCCTCAAAGGGAGACAGCATGAGCTTGTCGCACAGGGTGGTGAAATCCACCAGGTGCATGACCAATTTGATTGCTCAAAAAGACCAGGTATTGGTCTTGAGTATCTAAAGAAAAACTATAAACAAATGATTAACTCTGGCGATCCGCTTCCCAGATATTATCAAAAAAAACTAAAAGATATTGACGAAGATTATTTACAGATATACGAAGATCGTGCTGCTGAAAAAATTAAAGATAGGTCTATACATGAACGATATTCTAAATTTAAAATATCTACTCAAAAGAAAAAACTGGGTGATAATGAATGGAGGTCTGCTCCCCAAAATTCTGACTCATCTAAAATTGAAAAACGTCTCAAAAGTGACGTTTATTTGTACAAGGAGAATTTATGAAAGTTTATTCAGTTCAAGACATCAAAGGCAAGACCTTTATGAACCCAATCATCTACCGCAATCAAGTAGAAGCTTCGCGAGCTTTCGAGACTGCGACAAAAGATGCCAACTCTCAATTCAACAAATTTCCAGAAGATTTTCTTCTTATGGAAATAGGCGAATGGGATTCCGACAATGGTATTTTAATCCCTAATGATACACCCCAAGCCGTTTGCTTAGCTTCGGATTTTATTCAATAACTTATAGCCCTCGAAAGAGGGCTTTCTTTATGGAGGATTTATGAAGTCAGTTATGACACCCCAAGAACGCTTTACTAAAATTAAACAACCCAAAATTCAAAGGAGTACTTTTGATCGTTCTCATGGATACAAAACTACGTTTGATGCTGGAAAGCTTATTCCTATACTTGTCGATGAAGCTTTACCCGGTGATACAATTAATCTCAATACTTCCGTTTTTGGTCGCCTTAATACTCCTATTAAGCCCATTATGGATAATCTTATGGTTGATGTTCACTTCTTTTCCGTACCTGTAAGGTTAGTTTGGGATAACTGGAAAAGGTTTAATGGTGAGCAAGATAATCCCGATGATTCAGTTGATTATACAATGCCTATTCTTACCTCTCCTGCCTCAACTGGATATGATGAGGATACTATCTATGATTATTTTGGTTTACCAACAAAGGTTCCTGATCTTGAACATAGAGCCGATTTTCTTCGTGCTTACAATTTAATTTATAATGAATGGTATAGAGATCAAAACCTTCAAGATTCTGTTACTGTTAACAAAGATGACGGTCCAGATGCTACTGCTGATTACGCTATTTTACCGAGAGGTAAAAGAAAGGATTATTTTACTTCTGCTCTACCTTTTGCTCAAAAGGCTGACCCTGTAACTATTCCTTTAGGTGAAAAAGCATATATCAAAACAGAA